GAAGTTCTTTGACCCTATCTCTCTTCTTCCCTTCTTGTTGTTCTTCAAACCCAAGGAAAGTGGTTGAAGATTCAGTATCTATCTCCAACAATTCGTTGTCAAATTTACAATTTTCAAAGATAACACCATCGGAACCAATACGAGATTTAGTAATTGCAATTGTCGCTAACTTTAATTCTTTTTGTTGAAGTGTTTTAGCAACTGAAATAATTACGTGACCAACTTGAGCCTTTTTAATTGAACCCCCCATTTGGTCGGTAGTTACAACTTCAGAAGAAATTGATGAACGGTTACCTTGAGTTGCGGTCCATCCAACAAGATTCATTTCGTGACACATAGCCTCAAAATGTCTCATCACAGAACCTTCTGCTTTCCACTCGTCATTCCTTGTATTTTCAGGAACAACACAGTCAATGTAATCCAATGTAACCATATCAATTGGAGTACCATCGGCAATCATCTTTCTGATTTGATTTTTGATTTCATTCATTGTCACAGTATCTGAAGGTAATTTCTTCAAGATTAGTTTGTTTGGCATTGTGTTCCTAATTTCTTCCACTTTTTCCATAACAGCCTCTTTTTCAATTGCTAACCTATCAGGTTCAACACCTGTCCAAATTGTGAAGTGTTTTCTTTGGATAATCTTTGGGTTGTCTTCAAAAAAGATTTGAATAACGTTATATCCCATGTTAAATGCTGTGTTAGCTATTTTGGTCATGAGCGTCGTTTTACCAACACCGGTAGGTGCTAAGATAACTCCAATCTCACCCCTTGCTAAACCACCTTTCAGTAGTCTGTCAATACCTGGGATTCCCATTGGGATAGGGTGTCTGTAGTCATCATTAAGGACTTCATCCATTCCCGAGAAGATGTCTTGTACACCACCATCTCTAATTCCAACTTGTAGGGCTGTTCTAACCAATCCTTCAACAGTATCATACGATTCAAAGTCACCTTGGTCTATGATTTTTTGAGCTTTGTTCATTACCTTTTGAAGTTCTTGTTGTTTACAAAACTTCAAGGCTTTTTCTTGAACAAACACACTTCCCTCAAACGGTGCGTTTTGAACTTGTTTAATAGTGTCCAACACAATCTTCAACGCCAACTCAACTGAAATTTCTACTTTGGATATTTGTTCCAAAGTTTCAAATCCAGGTGTTGATTGATACTTTTGGTAATATTCCTTTACCATTTGTATAATCAATTTAAAATATTTGTTGTCGAAATAACTAGGGTCTAAAACTTCGATAATGGATTGTGCGAACTCTTTATCTACGATGATTTGGTTAAGTAATTGTATTTGAAATGTATTGCCGAGATAGTCGAAATTTTTAGTCATAGAGCCGCGTGTATAAATTAAATATTACCGACTTAGGTCATAACTCAGGTAGTCATGATATAAATTTTGAGCTGAAAAAATGTCAGTCAAGCCTTTCAAAATGATTTTAAGGCTGGGACGTACATCAACCGTATATCTCACTTTTGGTGGATATAATTTCGCGTCAAAAATTCTATGTAAAATAATTTCATCGGAAATTTTGACATACAGATGGAAGTACTCAGGACCCTCTGTATTTGATGTGTTTAGGACATCTGGGTCATTGGTAATTTCATCTTGATTGTCCATCATGTAAATTACTGTTTTCATTTTGAGATTCTCGGACAACATCACATCTACTTCTTTCATGAAGTAAGCTAAATCATAGGACTTTCGTGCCAATGGATTATAATTTTTGACATTGTAAAAACGTTGAACGACAATGTTGTTGTTCAAGGTTAGGAGAAACTCCATCTTAACTACGGATTCTTCTTTCATATTTTAATTGTTTGATTGTTTGTATTTGCGTTTTTCTTTTCTTGTGAGTTTGGTAAAAGGTTTCATAAAATTAACAAAGGCATCATCGTCCTTGGGTTGGTATTTGAAAAAACCATCTTCCATCATTAAACGGATTAAGTTTTTATTGTCCCTACCTTCAGGGTCTAACGTTTCAGAATAGTAAAGGGTGACAAACTCTTTTGCTTCATCTGTGATGATGGGGTTTCTAAGGTCCACAATTTTTTGATTAATTCTGAAGAATTCATCGCCAATCTGTCCTTTTTTTGTTTTTCCATTTTTGATATTTTGTAAAACTGTTTCTTTTCTATTTTCGGAAATTAACTTGTCTGTCCTTGTACAAATATCGGAAACAGTTAATACATTATCAACAATCTCAGGAAATAATTTGACAAAAGTTTTTTCACCAAGACGGTCAATACCAAAAATGTTATCCGACTTGTCACCCAAAAAAACTTTAACAACAAGAACGTTTTGGTGAGGTATGTGAACATCACCAAACTTTATCTTGTCACCATAATTATAACTGATTTTCTTGATTGGAGAATAAATGGAAGTATTCTCCGAAATGATTTGTAAAAGGTCACGGTCTGATGAAAAAACAACCTTTTCTTCGTCTGTCGCCAACGAACAATAATAGGCTATCAAATCATCAGACTCATTACCATTGACTTCAATCTGACGAACAAAACACTCTTCGAGATATTGTTTAACTCTCGACTTTTGAAAGTAATATGACTCAAGCTTAGCTTCAGTCATATCATTCCTTCGGTTTAATTTGTAGTCAGGATATAACTCACGTCTTGATTGTGAGTTGTTTTTGCCGTCCCAAAAGACGATAACTTTGTCAAACTCATTTTCGTCCAACTGTCGACGAATGGTGTTGAGGAAGTGAAATACCCCGCCAATGTGTTCGCCCTCCACGAAAAAGTCTCTGACTCCGTGGAAACCGATTTTAAATAAATTATCTCCATCAACTAATAGGGTCTTCACAAAAAAGTTTATTCAATAGTTTCTTTTTCTTCTTTCAACACAAAGTCACCATCAGAGCCAATGATTTCTTTCCAATAGTCAGAATACTCTTTTTTGTAAGCTTCAATAGACGCCTTCTCTTCTGTAGTATCCTTACCCGCCAAGAAACCATGTGGTGTAACAATAATTTTTCCGTCTTCATATCCCAAACCATTGATGTGGTTTTTCATAACGGAGACTTTGGTACGAGAAGCAAACTTCACAGTTCTCTTGTCCTTAGTAGCAGTAATCTTGGTTGTACCAGCACCTTTCTGATTACCGAATAAGAACACCAAAGATGAGTTAAGCCAAACAGACTCACCACCCTTAGCCTTAATTTTAGGTTGTCCAAACGGATTGTCAGGAAGTTCAACCCAAGGTTGGTTCACAATAATCAAAGTGTTTTCATACTTTGAATCTGCTTTACGAGAACCTGAGATACGTTGGTTGATACCCATACCAATCTTATCAGATAAAACCGACGCGTTATGTTGTTTACCACCCTTACCATCGTAAGTCATCTTACAAGGTACTGAACCCACAGAATCCCAAAGGAAACATAAACTGTAATCCAATTCACCCTTTTCTTGAGCATCTAACAAACTGTTAATGTAGTCTGTAATTTGTTCAATGTAATCAAAGTTGTTGTTAAAGATAAAGAACCCGTCCCAATCCAATTCACCCGTTTCTTGGTCAACCACCTCATCACATTGAAGACCCATTAACTTTGAGTGTTCAAAGCTCCATTTCTGTTCCGTGATGATAAACACAGGTAGAATCTCTTTCTTTTGAGCATCTACCGCAGTTTTAATCATCGCAGTTGTTTTACCCGTGTCTGAGTGACCCAAGAACATATTGATATGTCCAATAGCCGGACCAGGTAAACCCACAGCATCTAAGAAATCAGGACCACAGTCAAAAAATCTTTGGGGTTTGTATTTGGCTGAAGTAGAGAATTTCTTCTTTACTGAATTAAAATCGGTTTTCTTAATTGCCATAGTTGTAATTATAAAATTCTTTCAAAGTTTTTATTTTTTGTGTGTATTAAAAAAGAGAATGGACACTATGTCTAAGTAAGTGTCCATGCTCAGTTAAATTAGAATGGTAGGTCTTCGTCAGGTTCCGAGTTAACTTGTGGGTCTGAGTAAGACGGAGTCGATGGTGTTGATGGAGTTGAGTATCCACCAAAAGATTGTGTACCTTCTTCATTGTTACCATAAACATAACCACCTTTATCACTATCCCAACGTGGAACTTCACCACGAGCGATTGACTCTAAATATTCAACGGGTTTCTTAGAATAAACATCCAACCATGTCATCTCATTTTCAACCCACACTTTCAATACATTCATGTCTTCATGAATAGGTGCAGCGTCTTCATACATGATAGTTGATACGGTAGTGTATGCAGCTCCTTTAGGAGTCTTTTGCTTACTCAATTCAATGATAAGGTCACGTCCTTTTTCAGGGTCGGTGATATCACCTTTGTTTCTCCAAATAGGGATGATTTTATCAAGAATACCTTCATTCTTGTAGTTGTGTTTGAATCTCCAAAACTTCACACCGTCTTCTTCGTGGTCACGGTCAATAACCTTTACAATATAGAATTTACGTGACTTGTACTGTTTAGCCAATTCTTTGTCAGATTCTTTACCTGTTGACATAAGTTCTTCATATACTTCGTTCAATGGTGAACGCTCATTATCATTTTTTCCTGGGTCATAAAATTTTTGCCATTTTCCACCTACTTGGATTTCATGGTACCAAGCCTCTTTAAAAGGTGAACTACCATCTATGGTAGGGAGGATTCGGATACGTCGTGTTCCTGAGTTTGATTTCTCATCAAGAATAAGAGCGAAGTATTTCTTCATTCTTTCTTCTGATGACATACGGTTTTCTCCGCTTGAGCTGTTTTTCTGTGATTGTTCGTACTGTGCAAGTACTGCGTCTAATGATGTTGTCATAGTTTTTTAGATATTATGTTAGAGTTTAGTTTAAAGTTACAAATTTAGTTTTAATTAGTCAAATAAAAAAAGGTTGTGGGATGTCCACAACCTTAATATAATCAAAAATATTAAAAAATCAAAACTTAAATTTATTTTCTTCTTCCTGAGGTCTGAAAGTTGATTTGATTTCCGAAGGATTCGCATCCTCAACTTCATCTGATGTTAGAACGTATTCGTGTTTACCCGATTTTTCAAAGTCTTCTTTTTTATCATCAAAGAAGTCTGACAACTTTTGAGTGAATGGTCCTGAGTCCAAACTTCTCAATTGTAGTTTTTCTTGAGGGGTTTTTTCACGATACTTTTCAATTTTAGTTTCAATCGCATTAAGTTTGTCAACTAATTGGTCCATATCACTTAACTTAGATTGTAGGTTGTCAAGATATCCAAATAGATTACCAAAATACTCTTCTTGTTTTTTTTCAATATTTTGTTGAGTCTTAACCAAGTCTGTTACGTCCAACTCTTGAGTGTTACCTCCCATTTCATTTGATTTACCTTCGTCATCAATTTTTGTGACTTCAGTATCAGTGGCAACATCAATCTTTTGTGGTGGCATTGATGGGTCTACCGGTGCCGCTTCAGGAGCAACTGCAGGTGCCACTTCAGGTACTGAAGGTAAATCTCCTTCAGGAGGTAATGCCTGTTCGGTAATATATCTATTAATCTTGTGATGTCTCTCAATTTCCTTGAGTAATTTTTTATCTATATTCATCGGTTAACCATTTAATAAGTTTTTTATTCCATGTAGGGTTTCTACTTTAACTTTACGGTTTGCAGTATGTTGATGACCGGCTCTTTCAATAAGACCATCTTTTTCACGAACAACATAACAATCGCCCGTATCAAGGTCACATACTTCTGTGGTACCATCACCAATAGGTTTTGATGAAATTCTGGCTTGTTTACCAAGGTACTGATTTAATCTATTATTTAAATCCATAGTTTGAGATTTTTATTATAAATATCAACAATATTCAAATTATTAACAATTTGAGCCTATCTGTTTACATTGAACCCCATTGAAGGAAACTATTTTAGTTCCACTTCCATTCGGATAACAACTACAACAGAAATTATTAAGTATTGAATCCAATATACTTACCGATACAATATCATTGGCTTTGTATCCCAAATTAGGACAATCAAGTGGTAAGATACCTAAAGTTGTTGTGAACCTATAAAGTCTTGCTGGTGTTCTAACTGTCGCAACAAAATCAACATAGTAATCACCATTTTCGGTTATTCTATCCAAGGCAACGTTCCAACTATTTTGAGACACAAAACTTCCATCCGAGTTGTTTGATAATGTGTTTCCTGATATTTCAAAATTAGCAACAGGTACAGATTGTATCAAATTATCTTGATTAATAACCAATGTAACAGGGTAACTGTTTACAAGTTGTCCTGAGAATACATTTAACACACCTGTCAATCTGTTATCTACTTGTGACACATAATTTACCGACAAGTCATATTGGTTTAATGTTAACGCGTTTGCTAAGATAACATCGTCAGTTGTTATTGGTGGAAGACTTGATGTACTTGGTGTTGGTGTTGGTGGTATATTACCAGTA